CCCTGCCCGCGCAGATCATCCACTTCGTGTCCATCCACTGGATGCTCTTCCCTATCGGGCCCGCCCTTGAGGGCGCCGCGTGGGTGATGGCGGCTGGTGTGGCCTACGCCGACGAGAAGAAGCTCCCCGCCTGGGTGCGCTGGCTGCTGCGGGCCCTGTCGATGGGGGCTGCCGGGTACGCCGCGCACATCAACTTGGGCTACGGGCGCAGTCTCGAAGGCCATGGCCTCAGTGCGGCGGACGCTGCCGCAGTCGGCTGGGGGCTGGCCGCGGTGACGATGCTCGGCCCGCTGTTCTTCGAAGTCCGGCAGTGGGTACTGACCCTCACTGCGGACCGCGTTGACCCGAAGAAGCGCGCGGAGGGGAAGGCTCGCGCTGCACACGAGAAGCGGCGCCGCAATGACCACAAGGATGTCGTGGAGCTTGCGGAGCGACTGGTGTCCGCGGCCCCCTACGGGACACTCGCCTTCGAGGAGGCGTTCGCCTCTGCGTGGGAGATCCTGTACGGCACCCGCACCCCGGGCATGACCCCCTCCCTGCACGCTCAGGCTTACGCATCGAGGAAGGCGCTGGCGGACGCTTTCGATGCCGCCAACGGGTCCCCGGTGAGCAATCGCGCCCGCCTCCTTGAGGTCCTCCACCCCGCCCCCGTGAAGGCACTCGGAGTGGTCGCAAAGTCGCAGGTCGTTACCGATCTCCCCCCCTCCTCCGAGAAGCCGAAAAAAGCGGGCCGCAGGAAGCCCCCAGAGCACCGCCGAACCCCGGGCGACAGCACCCCCTTCCATCCCGTTGCGAAGGTCGCCGCCGCCGACACCGCGCGCCTGCACATGGCCGTCAACGGCCACCACCACTGACTCAGCCCGACCGACTGACCTCAACCCACCCAGGAGAGAAAGATGAACGCCACCATTCGCCGGATCGCCGTGTCGGGCAGCGCAGCCGTAGCCCTCCTCGGCGGCACCGCCGCCATCACCGTCATGGACGCCCCGCAGGCCTCCGCCGCCGAGATTCAGGCCGCCGTTGACCGTGCCACCGGAGCCCCCGTCAACCTGCCCGACGGCCGCGTCATGCACGTCCGCGGACTCGACAACGTCTCTTACAAGGCCGACGCCGGCCACCACACGGCGACCGTCCAGCTCGCCGCGAACAACCCCGGATCCGGCTTCAACCCGCAGACACCGGTCACCGGTCAGACGCCCGCCGACTACCAGCAGATCCAGGCCCAGACCGCCGGCGGCGGCACCCTCGCCGTGGGGATCGTCGTCATCCTCGTCCTCGGCATCATCGTGTTCTTCAAGGTCAAGCACGGCCACATCAAGGCCATGGACGCCACCCTCGTGGGCCTCCTCGGCATCTCGCTCGCCGGGACCATCGTCGGTTCCATGGGCTCTTCCCTCACCAACTCCCTGGTCGGCTCGCTCGGAAGCGCGCTCGGCGGCCTCGGCTAGCCGCACCCCGGCGGGGCCCAACCGGGCCCCGCCCCCCCCGACTCAAGGAAGGACAGACCCGTGGCCACCGAGATCCCGCCCCGGCCCGACTGCAAGCCCATAGTGGCCGTCGAGCCGATCGAGAAGACCGACGAGACGCCCCGCGGTGAGCGGATCAAGGCCGCCTTCAAGGAGCAGCGCGGCAACGCCGGGGCCCGCCTCAAGGACTGGCTCAACACCGGCGACCTCGACGAAGTGGCCGTCATCCACATGGCGACCGAGACCAAGCAGCGCAAGCACGCCGAGCGGGTCGCCGCCCAGGAGCGCCTCGCAGCTCAGGCGCACGCCCACTTCGCCGTCGCCAAAGCACGCGCCGAGCAGGACGGCGAAACTGTGGGCGCCGGCAAGCTCGCTACGCTCGCCGGGGAAGTGGCCGCGGCCGAGTCCCGGCTGGAGGCGCTGCGAGCCCAGGTGGTGCTGCCGCCCAACGACCGGGAGATCGACCGGGCCAGGCACGGTAAGCGTGCCGGGCGGGCTGCCGCTGTCGCAGGTGGCGCGTTCGGGTCGCTGCCGGTGCTCGGTGTCGCCGCCGAGCAGGCCGCCAACGGCCAGCCGATGATCCTCGCCGCGCTCGGTGTCGCGGCCGGCTACGGCTGGTACCTGGTGTCGCGCCCTTTCGACGCCGGCCAGCCTGCGCCTGCCCCGATGGAGCAGCTGGCCGCCCCGGTGAGCATGGTGAAGCCGGAGGTGCAGGCCGGGCAGCGGGAGTTCAACGCCCCGCCGCCGCCCGCATGCACGGTGCCGCAGCTTGAGGAAGCCCTCCGCAAGATCGGCATGCTGAAGGGTGACGAGCAGCTTTCGATCCTTGCTGTGCCGCAGCGGGAGAAGGACGGCAACACCACCGTCGTCTTCGACCTTCCCGCAGGTCAGACCGTCGCGAAACTGCAGGACAGGATCGAGGTGTTCGCGGGCGGGCTCGGCCGCGACTCCACCATGGTCGACATCGAGAAGGCCGGTTCCGCGGTCCGCACCAGCCTGTGGATTGCCGATGAGGACCCGTTCGAAGAAGTCCGCCCGTCGCCGCTGCTGAAGAAGCCTGCCCAGATCAACGCGTGGAAGGACGGCGTGCCGACCTCGTGGAACAAGCGGGGCCGGACCGTCTTCCTTCCGATCCGGAGTTCCAACATGGCGATCGGTGGCGGCACCCGCTCCGGTAAGGGTGTCGGTGCCTCCAATGTCGTTGTCGGCGCCTCCTTCGATCCGCGCATCAACCTGCGGATCGTGGCAGGCAAGGAGAACGCGGAATGGAACGCCTACGCCAAGGCCGGGGTCGCAGCCACGTACTTCAAGCCCAGCCCGGAGCGCCTGCTTGCCCTGCTTGACGCCGAGATCGCAGACATGAAGCGTCGCGAGGCTGAACTGAACAGGCTCGGCAAGAGCAAGTTGGTCGAGACGTCGATCAATGACATCGGGGGTCTTGAGCTGATCGTGATCGACGAGCTGGCGACTTTCACCCGCAAGGGCAAGGCGCTGCGCGAGGAGATCATGGAGCGCATGGTCAACTTGGCGTCGGTTGCTGTGGGTGCCGGGATCATGTTCGTGGTCATCACGCAGTACCCGAATGCCGACGTCTTCCCGACCGAGCTGGCCATCAACTTCACCACCAAGTGGGCGATGCGCGTCGACACGGCTGACCAGTCCAACGCCATCCTCGGTAAGGGATCGTCGGGCATGGGGCGGGATGCGTCGAAGTTCGACCCGCCGCGTCCCGGCCTCGGCTGGCTGGTCAACCCGTTCGTCGGAGTCACCGACAAGGCACGGTCCTTCGACCTCGACGAGGACGACCGCGGCGAGATCACGATGCTGCTGGAGAAGGCGGCGAAGATCCGCGAGAAGGCGGGCCGTCTGGCCGGGCAGTGGGAGGACCCGATCGAGCGGCACCTCCTCAACGCCACCGGCCTGTCCTCGGCGGCCGGCGGCCCCAAGCGGGACGGCGTCCCCGGCCGGAACGTCCTCAACCACACGTCGGAGCAGCGCATGCAGATGGACGCGCTGCGGGGCTGCCTCAAGGCCATGGACGACCTCGGCCGCGGCGTGGCGCAGCTCAAGGAGATGGCCGAGATCATCGGCGGCGGCATGGACGAGGAGCGTCTCGGCGAGCTGCTTCGGGCGGGCGGTGCCGGCGGGACCGTCAAGGTCACGATCCCGGGCCTTCCGAACCGCGTGAACGGCTACAAGCGGGCCGACATCGCCGAGGCGCTCGATCTCCTTGAGGGCCGCTAGGCCCGAAGTTATGTACCGCTTTGCCCGGACAGTGTGGGGTGAAATACCCCATACGCCCGGACAATCCCCCGGTCGATCCTCGCAACCCTCCGGACGGCACCCGGTCGCGACCCGGGTCCCGACCACCCGTCGTCCGGGGGGACGTCCGGGCGCAAACCAAGACAAGTCCACCCGACAAACCGCCACATACCAGAAACGGAGCTCCACCCATGCCCAAGATCTGGAAGCCGTCCGACGCCAAGCGATTCTGCCGCGAACTCGAGCTTCGCCGCCCCTACTACTACGTCAACACCCACGACACGAAGCACAACCCCTACGAGGACTCGAAAACGTACAGCGAGGTCGTCTTCACCGACCGGCTGTGGCCCACGAACAATCCGTGCACCGACGGCGGCTACTCCGCACACACCCTGTGCCAGAACTTCGGGCCCATGTACGACGCCCCGCCCCGCGGCCTGCGCAACCTCGACGGGCCCGCCCCCCAGGTCGGCGCCCCGCTCGGCAACGACTACAGCGGCATCCTCGACGAGGCCGAGATCCGCGGCCTCGATAAGCGGGTCCTCTCCGGCAGCGACCCCCACACCCGGCCCGGCGGCGGCAAGCCCAAGAAGCGCAGCCGCTTCTCCTGGTAAAGCCGGGGCGCCCCTTCCGCCTGCCAGCAATCAGGGGCGCCCCACCCACCCACCACGCGCGAACGCGCAGAAGGCAACGCCCACATGACCACGACGATCCACGCCCCGGCAAGCCCGCCCCCCGTCCTCGCCCTCGACGCCCGACTCGCCCTGCTCAACGTCGAGATGGACGCCCGACTCAACGAAGCCGCCCTCGCCTTCGCGATCAACACCGCCCACATCGCCGGCGCCGACCCCGTACCCGCCATCACAGAGTCCGTCCTGGTCGTTCCGCTCACGCCCACCCTGGCCCCGGCCGCCAACCCCTACGACACGCCGCTTGCCGCCCTGTTGTACCGGGCGCGCGTGCACATCGAAACGAACGGCTGGCTGCAAGGCGGCCTCCGCGAAGACCACGGAACGCGCCGCTGCCCGATGGGCGCCCTCCGTATCGAAGCCGTCGAACGCCGGGACGCCGACGACGCCTGCGTTCTGCTGCTCGAAGCCATCCAGGCGGACTTCCCGACCGCCGACACGCTCCCGTCCTGGAACGACACCCAGACCAGCCCCGCGCCCGTCCTGCGCTACCTCGACCGCGCCGCCCAACTCGCCCACACCCGCAACCAGTAGGAGAACGCTATGACCCAGACCCTCGACATCCCCGACTTCCTCCAGGACGTCGTCACCCCCGGCGCACCCGCCGCCTACACCGAAGACGACCGGCACGAACTCCGCGACCTCGCCGTCCACCTCCTCGCCGACAACCAGCGACTCCAGCGGGCGGGCGTCGGCTACCGCATGCACTACCTGCTCCACGTCCAGCCCGCCATCAACCACGCCATCAAAGTCGGCTGGGACCGCGGCGACATACACGCCGCCGCCGACCGCGAATACGGCCAGTGGCTCATCGACAACGCCGGAAAGTGAGAGGAAAAACATGACCAAGCCCACCCCTGAGCAGATCCAGGAAGCCGGCCGCCAGCTTCAGCGCGGCGGACTCCTCGGCCGCGGAAGCAGCAAACTCGCCAACGAGGTCGTCGAGCAGGGAGTCGACGCCGGAATGGACCGACAGGACCTCGCCCTGTCGGTGCTCGAAGCGGCCTCCGACTACAAGCCCCGCCCCTGGGCCCGATAGAGCACCAATAGCGAGCCCGCCACCAACCTCGGCTAGCCAGCGGAACGGCCCGGACCGTCATCGGTCCGGGCCGTCGTCGCGGGTACAGCCCGCGCCATCCACCGGTCGTCGCTCAACTGCCGGGGCGGCATGAACTCCTGCAGCCCGAGCGTCAGCAGCAGTTCCAGCCCGGTCGCGGTCTCCTGCTCGTCATCGCCTTGCACGGTGAACCTCAGCGCCATCCCTGCAGTGTGGCGCGGCGGGTGGGGGAGCGGGGGCCGAATCCGGGAAGCGGCTACTCGGGGGCGGGTTCTCGTTCGACGCGGGTGTGGGAGTCGCCGTTGATGCGGATGCAGATGGTTCGGGCGCGTTCGTGGTTCACGTTGGCCCAGGAGCCGATCTCGCGGAATGAGTGTCCGTCGAGACGTGCGGCGGCGATGTCGGCGTCGAGCGCCTCTTTGGCTCGGTCGACGGCTGTTGCGCGCCGCCCCAGCTGCTTCTCCCAGTCGGTGGTCATGAGCTGCATGGTCTCACGGCAGGCGTCTGTTTCCTAGACGTCTTTTGTCTATCGGGTAGACGTGACTCCCCGCCCTTGTCTATTCTGTAGACGTCTAGCCAGTAGACGCCGTACCAAGGGGGACCCGATGATCCGCACCAGCCGCAGCCGCAGGGCCACCGTCAAGGCCCGCAGCATCGCCACCCGCGCCGCCGCCCGTATCGCCCGCCGTGGAACCGGCACCCTCGCCTCCCACGCCATGGCGCACGGACTCTCCCACCGGGACGCGGCCAGCATGGTCGGCACGCTGCGCAAGGTCGCCGCCAAGCTGGGTGTCGTCGGCACCATCGGCCGCACCCACGCCGGGCGGCGCATGCGGGACTGCACGCGGTACACGCCCATCCAGGTCGGCCTCATCTGCCTCGCCTACCGCCCTAGGAAGCCGGCCTTCAAGGTCGTCGCCGCTCGACTCGCCCTCGCGGCGTAAGGAACCCACCATGCGCAGCTACGCCACCGCCCAACTGATCGGCGACCGCTCCCACCAGTGCGACGCCACCGCCACCGCGACCCACAACGGCGCCCGCGCCTACGTTCTCCTCGACGGCATCGGATCCTCCGACGAGATCCGCGACTGGACGCGTACCGCCGCCCGCCGGGTCGCCCGCTCGGCCGCCTACCACTGCGACGCTGAGACCGGACTGCGCGTGCAGTACAACCGCTACGCCGCCGACCCGGACCGGCAAGGCCCGTGGGGATTCGGGCCGCAGGCGTGCGCGGTCGTCGCGGTCGCCTCCCCGCGCTGGCTCACCGTCGCCTGGTGCGGTGACGCACGCGCCTACCTCCTCGTCGGTGGGACGGTGCTGCGCCTCACCCAGGACCACAATCTGCGGCGCGTATACCCGCCCAACGACATCCACGGCGGCGGCAACCGGAACATCGTCACCTCCTGCCTCGGCAGCGACGAGACCGACCAGCAGGTGAAGGACCGGTACGGACACCCCGCGATCGAGTCGGTCACCCGCCTGTCGGAGAACTCCCGTCTCCTCCTCGCCTCCGACGGCGCCTACGAGCCCCTCGAAGACTCTTGCCGCAACCTCGCCGACTACCTGATCGGCACGCCCACTGAAGCGGCCCGCGACTTCACCCAGTCCGCCATCGACCACGCCGGCGAGTACGCCGACAACGCGACCGTCCTCATCGCCGACCTCGGCCAGGCGACACCGTGATCGCCTTCCCGCGCGCTCCCGTCCCGGTCCCGGAGGCGGTCGCCGCCCTGTCCGCCCGCCAACTCCCGGCCCGGGTACGGGCCGCCCGACGGCAGGCATGGGAGGCGTCGGTGCGGCTCACCCTGTGCCGACTGCCCCGGTGCGAGGAAGGGCGGCAGGGGGCGCTCGCCGAACTCTGCGCGGCGAACAAGGTGCTGGCTGCCGTCAACCCTGGATACGTCTTCGGCTGGGGCGACATGCCCGGCCAGCAACGATAGGAGAACCCCGATGGACTTCCGCGACGCCCTCAACACCGTCATCGCCGAACTCACCCCCCAGCCCTGGGACTACACCACGGAGGACGGCACCACCCTCCGGATCATTCCCGCCGGCCTTCGCGAATCGGCTGGCTACGCCGAGGTTCTCATCCGCATCACCCGCGCCAACGCCAGCGGCCTCTACGACTTCGGGATCACCGGCCCGGACAGCCGCGGCGTCGCCGAGGTCGGCGTGACCACCACGGACCTGCCCGGACTGATCCAAGCGCTCACGGACCAGGCCACGTGGGAGGGCGACGACTTGGTCGCAGGGGCTCTGAACGTGCGTGCAGCCCCGAGCGGCGTGGCCGTAACCGTGACCGAGGTTCACTCGGCGGAGCGGGAGGAGAAGGTGTTCATCACCCTGCCGGAGGCGCAGCGGTTGCCACTCGCGTCCGCGCTGCGCCGCGCGCTGGACGTCGCCCGAGGCTGGGAGGACCCCGCGTGACCGCCCCCACCGAGCCCGCGCCCGACGTGCCGCTGGTTGAGCGCACGCCGCACGACTGGGACGAAGACCCACGCACCGCAGCACTCGAAGACCGCCGCTACTGGAACCGAGACGAGGACTAGCGCGTGAACGACCCCCGCATCCGCCAACTCGCCAAGCGCCGCCAAGACATGGCCCACGAGTCCGGCAGCGGCCTCAACCCCAGCTGGGAGCAACTCGGCAAGGAGAGCCAAGCCGTGCTGCTGTCCGAGGCCGCAGAGTGGCTACGCGCCGCCATCGAAGCCGGACTCATGCCGCTCGCCGAACGGCCCAGCGACAACCACGACGCGATCCTCCTCGACAACCACGGCCAGATCTGGGGCGAATACCAGACCAGCCCGCCATCGCACGGCGACGCGATCCTCCGGCTCGTCTGGGCGTCCGAGCAGTGCAGCTCGAAGCAGGAGATCGAGGCCGAGGGCGTCGAGTTCCGCCTTATCGGCTGGAGCGAATAGCCGTGACCGCTCCTGCTCCGACGATCGCCGAACAGTTCCCGATCAAGAAGGTTCGCTTCGTCAACGGCCGTACCCGGCACCGCACCAGACGACCCGAGGATGAACGCTGGTGGGACCTCCTCGAAGCCGCCTGCGGGAAGACCGGATACAAGACCGACGCCTACGTGTTCGGCGAAGTCCGCGACTGCCGAGGATGCGAGACCGCCGTCGCCACTGACGACCAGCAAGCCGCGTGACCGTGGCCCTGACCCCGACGACTGGGGCAGGGCCGCAGTCGTGTTCGGGGCCGAACCGGAATTCGATGCCTGGGTTGTGCAACCATGCGGCACCTTTACGTGTCCTTCACATGCACATCAAAACTTCCAGGGGGACACCCGTGAGCAACCCGCACCAGTACCCGCAGCAACCGCAGCAGCCGCAACAGCCCGGCTGGGGCCAGCCGCCGACCCCGCCGGCGTGGCAGCCGCCCCCGCCGAAGAAGAGCAGCGCGGGTAAAATCGTCGGCTTCGGCTGCCTCGGACTCGTCGGCCTGCTCGTCCTCCTCGGCATCGTCGGCGCCCTCATCGGCAACGACGACAGCAGCAACGACAGCAAGGGCAGCAACGTCACCGCCAGCAGCACGGCCGCCGAGACGCCGGCCGAAGAAGAGCCGCAGAAGGCAGCGGAAGAGCCGAGCAAGAAGGCACCCGAGCCGGCCGTGAAGGTCGCCGCAAAGAAGGCCAAGTTCGCGGGCAGCATCCTCGCTGAGGGCAGCAACTACACGTCCGTCCTCATCACCGTCACCAACAACAGTGACGAGACCGTCGACGTGAACCCGCTCTACTTCTCGATCACCGGCACGGACGGCACCAAGCGCACCGCCGAACTCGCCGTCGACGAAAACCAGATCGACACCGTCGACCTCGCCCCCGGTGAAAACATTTCCGGCACCGTCACCGGCAAGGGCAAGTTCACCCCGAAGTACGTCACCTACACCGACGGGATCCTCGGCGACCCCATGCGCGCCGACGTGAACTGACCCACCTCGAGTTGGCCCGGTCGCCCCCGTGGGCGGCCGGGCCTTCGTCATGCTGGAGCGGCGACGCAGGCGTGTTTGGGCAGACTGCAGGGAGATCCCCGAAGGGAGGTGCATCATGCCGGGACGAAGGGCTTCCGGATTCCGCAGCAAGGCCCAGTGGCGCATGTTCTGGGCGAATCCTCGACTGCGGAAGTACGCCCGCGAGAAGGCCCACGCTACGAAGGGTGGGCCCGTGACCCGCTACCGTCGACTCCCCGCACGTAAGGGTGCCCGACGCCGCTAGGCCGCGAGATCCCGAACCTGCGAGCCCCCGCCCACCCCGAGAGGCGCGATGACTGACCAGAACGACCGCCAGGTGCTCATGGCGAAGTACTTCTATCCGAATGGCGTGGCCCGCACGGCATGCCCGTCCGACGAGGACGGAGCGCCGACCTGCATGGGAGACACCGGCTACTGCGGATACAGCAAGGAGCTCGGCAGGCAGATTTGCGTGAACCTCCCCGAGTAGCGCCAGCCGCTAGGCGGCAGCCAGCCCGCGCGAGCCCCCGCCCTCTTCCTCGTCCTGGCCCTCGTCGGATCCTGCCTCGGTGCCGTCGCTGTCCGCGTCTTCGCTGTTCGGGACCGGCACGCGCCCGCCGCCCGCGTTGAAGGGATCGCCGGCCGGGCCGAGGGCATGCTGCTCGTCCTCGCGGATTCGCCGCACCTCCGCTATCACCTCGTTGTCATCCAGCTCCGGCGACCGCATCTTGACCTTCATGAAGTCGGAGATAGCCCCTGCCGAGTCCAACAGCTGCAGCGTGCGTGCGACGGCTTCCGGGTCGGGCTGTACGGCTTGCGGCCACGACGCGGTGAGCTCGGCGGCCGGGTCGACGTCCTTCGCCCCGCAATGCTGCACATCGACCATCATCATCGTCGTCAAGTGATCGAGCAGTGCCGGACGCTGGTAGAGGATCTTCGTGCCCCGGGTCGTCAGCGACTCCTCCTTGCGGGCCACGACCTCCGTCGCCGTTGCTGCGATCGTGCCCGCCTCACCGAACCCCTGCGCCGAGTAGCCGGCGGAGGAGAGGATCTGCAGACGCAGCGCCTTCGTGGTGCGCTCATGCTCCTCGACGCGGATATTGAACTGGACTTCGGTGATCGAGTCCTTCATCGACTCGCCGCCCAGCAGGTTCAGGGCGACGCTGACCTCCTTGTCGAGGTCGAACATGCCGCCCGTTCCGGCGCCCTCCGTCTCCAGCATCGACTGCGGAACGATCAGCCGCGCCTTGCCCAGGCGCAGGTCCCGGATCCAGCTGGTCCACGACTCGTCGAGCGCATCCATGAGCGGTTCGATGCCGGTGAAGTCGGAGCGTCCAAGCGGCGCCGTGTCGGGCACCCCGTCCCATACCCGGTTCGGCAGGACGTTCGGCAGATGCGTGATCAGCATCCGGTCGATGCCCGTCGACTGGCGCCCCAAGTCGTCGGTGCGCGCCACCAGATATTCGGTGTCCGGGTGAACGGCCAGGGACTCGGCGCGTATCCCCAGCGTGGCCGCGCCGCCCTCGTACAGGCCGTACTCGATGGTCCCCGGCGTGTGGAACTCGAGTAGCCGCCACACCTTTGACTGGTCGGCGAGCGGCGCCAGCTCCCGCCACACGATGGCCTCCGCGAGCGCCCCCCACCGCCACGTCGGCACCACCGCTTCCGGGGCGATCACATCCGTCCACGGCCGCGGACGCAACGTCCTGTCCCACACCACCCGCAGATACACGTTGGACAGGCCCGCGGTCAGCTCGGACGCTTCCCGCATCTTGGCGTGGCCGCGGTCGTCGAGGTAGCGGCCGATCTGCGCCTGCGTGGTCTTTGCCATCGCCTTGTCGGTGGAGTCGCCGTCCACAGTCACCTGCGGCACATCCGACCACAGCAGGTTCGCCGACATCTCCGCAACGTCGGCGGCGATCGGAACGTGCAGCTTCGCGGCCTGCTGGCCGGGGGAGGCCTGCTGGCCCCAGAACATGCGTAGTTCCTCGCCGCCCGCGCGCCGCTTGTCGACCTCGAAGTATTCGCGGGCGATCGCGTTGGACCGGTAGTTCGCGGGCCCTCCGTACACGGCTGCGAGGTGGTCGGTGTTACCGGAGTACCAGGCCCGCCACATGTTCATGTCGGCGTGCGGAATCTCCAACTGCGGCGGCGGCCACGGCGTGTTGCCGGATGGGGGCAGCGGCATGACGGGGTCCCTTTCTAGGCGGCCAGGGCGAGCTTGTGCCGCCACAGGGTTCGAGTCGTGAAGAGGGCGTAGCGGAGGGCGTCTACGCCGTGGTCGGCGACCTTGATGGGGCGTTCCTCGCCGCGGAGGGCGGCCTGGTCGTCCCAGGAGTAGCCGCCGATCTCGGTGATCAAGTCCTTGCAGGACTCGTGCACCAGCAGCTGGTTGGAGGCGAGCAGCGAGGAGACGGTGCGAATGCCGTCCATCACGTCGTTCTTCGCCGGCGTCGGCCGCAGCCGGTCCCGTGACAGCTGCGTGGAGAACGAGGCGGCGCTGGGGTCGACGGTGACGAACTGTGGGCGTATCGGCCCGATGCCTGGCACGTCGAGGAGCCATGCGCGCAGCCGCTGCGAGTATTCGGCGTCGGTGAGCTGCTTGCGCTTCTGTCTGGAGTCGTACCGCCACTCGGCTGCGGCGTACAGCTTGCGGTCCGCGCCCAGGCCGATGAGCACGGCGTGGAACGGATTTTTGGTGCCGTAGTCGACGCCGAGGCTGATCCAGCGGTGGATGCCCTGCTTGGGCAGGCTGGTGACGATGTGGCGTTCACGGTCCCACGAGTCGTAGATGGCGCCTTCGGCGGCGACCCATTCGCCGAGGATGAAGCGGCGGTAGAAGAGGCCTTCGTGCATGGCCTTGATGTCGCGGACGTAGTCCTCGTCGAGGAACGGGTTGTCGTCGATCGTGAAGGAGAAGCGGCGGAGCGGTTTGACGCCCTCCTGCGACAGCCAGTCCCGCATGAACCAGTGCGCTGGATTGTCCGGGTTGGTCGTGCAATACAGCTGGGCACCCTTGACGGACATGCGGCCCAGGAGCTGTTCGAAGAACACCTGCGGCACCAGCGTGACCTCGTCGACGTAGGCGCCGCACAGGGTCATGCCGCGGATCTTCGGTTCGCTTTTGGCGTCGTTGGCGCCGATGACGTGCACGATGCGCCCCAGGATGGTGGCGGTTGGGGCGCCGGGCGTGTAGTGGATGAGCTTGGCGATCGGCCCGAACAGGGCGACATCCTGCATGGGCAGGAACAGGTTGCGGTGGATGGTCTGCGACGTCTTGCCAATCATGACGAGTTCGCCCGTTGACGGCGCGTTCGCAATAAAGATCAGCCACTTGAGCAGGCTGGCGATGGTCTTTCCGGACCGGATAGCCCCTTCCCAGCAGGAGATCTTCGTCGTCGACTCGGCGATGGATCTGATCTGCTTCCGGGACAGCGGCAGCGTGTCCAGCACGGCTACGCCTCGTCGTCCTCGGCCTGGGAGTTCTGTTCGTCCTCGGTGCGTGAGAATTCGACCAGGGCCTGACCCAGGGAGCCCAGCATCGACTTGGCCTCATCAAGGTCGTTCGACGTTTCGGCGGGGGCCAACTTCAGCGACTTGTCGACGGCGATCGCCGCGGCCGTGACGAGCTTCTGCCGTTCCGCGATGGGGGCTTCGTCGAAGGTGTGGTCGTTGTACTCGTTCTCCTTGCCGCCGAAGGAGAACACCGTGGTCTGCTGGTAGATGCGCTCCAGGGAGTCTTCGGCGATCTCCTGGAAGCGGACGGCGAGGAGGCTGCGGCGTTCGTTCAGGTCGGCGAGCCGGGCCCGGTTGGCGGCTTCGATGCGGCTGCGGTCGAAGGCGAGGCCGAGGTGTTCGGCGGTGCGGGAGGCCACCGAGTTGGTGATGTCCATCCGGCGGGCGATCGCGTTGCGGCCGAGGCCTTCCTCGTGCAGCTCACGGAATTCGTCGAAGCGGGCGGGGCTTGTGGTGCCGTCAGGCATTACGGCCTCCGTGCGGTGCGGGCGCGCTGGCGCAGCAGGATGGGCAGGGGCGTTCCCGTGGCCGGCCAGGCAGGCGACCAGGGGATGACTCCACACCGGCAGTGCGGATGCCGTGGGGGGCCGGGGATCGCGGTGGTGAACACGGTGCGCTGCGGGTCGAGCGACAGGCCGCCAGGGAAGAGACCGCCGGGCCGGATGTGATGCCCGGCGTAGGCGGCGCACGCGGCGCAGGCGTCGGGTTCGGCAACCCACAACAGTCGGACGCCGGGGCCGAGGGCTCGGGTGACGAGGCGGGCACCGTGGGCGGCGGCGCTGGTGATGGCGACGGCCATGCCGGCGGTGATCCGGCCGACTGCCCGGCGGGCGCGCTGGAAGACGGCGGTGAGCCCGGCCAAGCCCATGGCGGTGAGGCCGGCGGCGGTGAGGAGGGCGAGGGCGTTGCTGTGCTCGGCTTCTACAGCGGCGGGGATCGCTTCGCAGGCCTGCTGGGCTTCCGGCCCGGGTTCGGCCTGGACAGGTGGGACGTGTTGTCCGCTCATGGCGGCTGCGATGGCGGAGGCCTGTCGGGCGCCGAGTTGGGCGGCGTTGTAGGCGGCGCGTTCGGCGTCGCGCTGGGCTTGTTTGCCGCGGCCTGCGAAGGCGTCGCGCAGCAACCGCCGCACGTAGTCGACGAGTTGCCGCAGTGCGTCGCCGACGGGGGTGTTGCGGCCGGGTCCGGCTTTGGTGATCCACTGGGCGAGGGCGTCTGCCTGGGCTTGGGTGAGGGCTTCGGCAAGGGGGCGGCTTGCTGGGTAGGTGCTGCGGCGTTCGAGTTCGCGGATGGCGTCGGGGTGTTGCTGCGCCATGTCGGCGATTGCGCGGGTGTCGGCCATCACCACACCCCCTCTCGATCTTGGATTCAAAGGTTATCTTGCACTTTCACCTTTGATTGTGCAGCATTGAGGCGGGTTCAGGGTTAACATCTGGGCTAATGCGAAGCGATCAAGGCATCGCCGCCGCACAGGCCGCCCAAGGAGGCACCGCAGATGACGACCCCCGCCCAGCCCGGAAGCACGCCCGCGGACCCGAGCACCCAGCCCGCCCCCCCGCCCGCGCCAACGGACTCCGCACCGACTCCGCCAGAGCCGGCCGCACCCGCAACCCCCGCCAAGCCCGAACCCGCCGAACCGAAGCCCGCCGACGAACCCAAGGGGAAGGCCCCGAAGTTCGAGGGCGAGTTCGACCAGGCAAAGTTCGAAAAGCTCGTCGAGAACATCCGAGGCGACGTCGAAGCCGAGAAGGCCAAGCGCATCGCCGCGGAACAGAAAGCCGCCGACGACCAGGCAGCCTTCATGAAGAAGGTCGCCGCCGCCTTCGGCATCGAGACCGACGAGCAGAAGCCGCCCACCCCCGAAGAGCTCGCCAAGCAACTGGACGAGGCCCGCGGAGAGACCAAGGAGTCCCGCGCGCAGGCCCGCCAGACCGCCGTTGAGCTCGCCGTCTACAAGACGGCCGGACGGCACGGCGGCGACCCCGACGCGCTGCTCGACTCACGCTCCTTCGCCAACGCCATCGCCAAACTCGACCCCACCGCGGACGGGTTCGACGAGGCCGTCGGCAAGGCCGTGAAGACGGCAGTGGACGGCAACGCCAAGCTCGCGGCCAAGGCGCCCGAGCCGAAGCCGGAACCCACCCCAGCGGGTGGCGCGCCGATGGATGGGGCCCCAGGCGGCAAGCGGCAACTGGGCGAGGCAGACCGAAAGCGGATGACCACCGAAGAGATCGCCAAAGCCACCAGAGAGGGCCGCTTCACGGCCTACCTGGGCGGCGGAGGCTGACCATAGGAGCCTCCCTTGTCCATCGCCAACTTCAAGCCCGACATCTGGTCTGCGCTGCTGCTCGACGCGCTCCGGAACTCGCTCGTCTACGCGCAGCCGCAGCTCGTCAACAGCGACTACGAGGGCGAGATCCAGAACTACGGGCAGTCCGTCCACATCACCACGATCGGCGACCCGACGATCAGTGACTACGACGCCAACACGCCCCTCAACTACGAGGACATCGAGACCGCCGGCGTCGACCTGATCATCGACCGGAAGAAGTTCTTCGCCTTCAAGCTGGACGACGTCGACAAGGCGCAGGCCCGCGTCAACCCGATGACGAAGATGGCGCAGAACTCGGCGTACAAGCTGCGCGACGCTGCGGACACCTACGTCGCCAACCTGTACACCGGCGTCGCCAGCAGCAACACGGTCGGCTCGACCGGAGCCCCGGTCAACACCTTCACCACGCCGACGGACGCCTACAACAAGGTGCTCATCCCGCTGCGCACCCGGCTCAACCGGGCCAGCGTTCCCACCGAGGGCCGCTACGTCGTCATCACCCCGGAACTCGAAGGCAGCCTCCTGCAGGACGACCGCTTCGTGAAGGTCGACGCCTCCGGCAGCAGCGAGGGCCTCCGCAACGGCATGATCGGCCGAGCCGCGGGCTTCGACATCCTGATGTCGAACAACGCCCCCAACCCGACCGCCGACACCCAGGTCATCCAGGCCGGCTACCCCGGGGCGATCACCTACGCCGACCAGATCCTGGAGACCGAGGCGCTCCGCCTGGAGACGACGATCGCCGACGCGGTCCGAGGTCTGCACGTGTACGGCGCGAAGCTCGTGCGCCCGACCGGCATCGCCGTGGCCTTCATCGACCCGGCGTGACCCTCCCCGTGCTTGATCCTCGCCGTCCCTGACTCAGACCCGGGAGCCTTCCCATGCCTCGCACCGCAGTTTCGTATACGCCTCTCGTCCCGAACGCCCACCTCACGGACCCGGCCGGGACCACGATCGACGCCACCCTCGTCACCAACGGCGTCGTCATCAACAATGTCGACCCCGAGCACACGCTCATCCGGGTCACCAACACGGCAGGCAGCGCCAAGAACGTCACCGTCAAGGCGGGCAGCGGAAGCGCCGCCTGGATGGCCGGTCAGGGCGACCTCGTCCAGTCGGTCGCCCTGACGTCGGGCGTCGAGTGGCTCGGCCCGTTCACCTCGGCCCGCTTCCAGCAGCAGGGTTCGAAGATGTACGTCGACTTCGCGTCCGGCCACACGGGCTCGATCACCGTCTTCAAGCTGCCGCGGGCGCTGTGATGGCGGGCCGCGAGTATCAGGGCGCGGGCGGCATGCGCCTGCACCTGGATGAGCCGCTGTCCGACGAGATGGCCAAGCAGGTCGCCATCGGCCATCTCGTGCCCGTCAACGAGGAGGCGTCCGAGCAGGAGGAGGAGTCGCCTCAGGCTCCGGCTTCCAGCGACCCGGATGCTCCCGCCGCCAAGCCGAACGCGAACTCGAAGGTCGACGACTGGCGCGCCTACGCGGTGTCTCTCGGCATGTCCGAGGAGGACGCTGCGGCGGCGACGAAGAAGGACTGCCAGGAGTACGTCGCAGTCGCCGAAGACGGCGACGACGGGGCGCAGGTGTAGCCGATGCCGTATGCGACCGTCAGTGAACTGGAGGCGTGGCTCGCCCCTGAGCCTGCGCCGGAGAACGCCGTGCGCCTGCTGAAGCGGGCGTCCACGGCGATCGACAGGGCACTGTACGGCCTCGCCTATGACACCACCGACCCCGACGTGCAGCAGACCTTGTCGGACGCGTGCGTGCAGCAGGTGCAGTGGCTGATCGACCGCGACGACGAGACCGGGGCGCAGAACGACCTCCAGTCGATGTCGACGGGGCAGCGGTCGTTCACGCGGCGCACCGTCGGTTCCGGGGCGGGCAGCACGCCCCGGATTGCGGACTCGGTCGCCGACGTCCTGCTCACGTCCGGCCACTTCGCGGGCTTCGTGTGGGTGGAGGGCTGATGCCGGGCCACATCGACCGCCAGACGGTGTTCCTGCTGGACGCCCCACTCGTTGCGGGCGCCTACAACAAGCAGGTCCGCGACTGGGAGCACGCCGTTCCAACTGAGGTGCGGCGGGCGACCGTCGACTACACAGGCTCCTCTGAGACGAGAAACGCCTCCGATCAGACCGTCACCACGGCCCGCCTGTTCATGCCGCCCCGGGCCCCGCAGGTCACGGAGTGGATGCGGGTCCGCTGGCAGGACCGTACTTGGGAGGTCGACGGGGTTCCGGCAGTGCCGGAGCATTCGGGGCCGCTGTCGGGGCAGGTCGTCGACCTGCGGGAGGTGGCGGGCTGATGGCCACGCTCGTCGGCATCGACGTCGAACCGGATTACGAGGCAATCGAGTTCGAGCTGCCCCTCGACCCGGAGGTGCAGGAAGACCTGACGGCCCGCATGAAGAGGGTCGAGGCGGTCGCGATCGCCACGGCCCCGGTCGACACGGGCGAGTTCAGAGACAACATCCACATCGTCAAAGAGCCCGACGCAGACGGCACCCGGCACGTTGATGCCGACGCCGACCATTCCATCTACGTCGAGCACGGCACCACCCAGCGGGACCGTCACGGCCACGCAATCCACCGCCCCCACTACACGCTCGGACACGCCCTCGACGCCGCAGGCGGCGATCACTGATGAAGGAGACACCGATGGCCGACGGCGACGTCGTGAAGATGAAGTTGACGTTCTGGCGCAACGACAAGAAGCCCGGTGACGTCATCGAGATCCCCCCCGACGAGGTCCACCGCTGGAAGGGCTTCGCCGAGCAGGTCGGTGAGCCGTACCAGTCCGGCAAGAGCACCACCCCGACCGCGGCGGAGGCAGAGTTCCCGCGGCCGGCCGACGGTGCCAAGGTCGACGACTGGCGCTCCTACGCCGTGCACCTGGGCATGGAGCAGGCCAACGCCGACAAGGCCACCAAGAGTGAGCTGGTGGCGTTCGCCGACAAGACGACCGCGGGCGCGACGGCCTAGCCATGACGACACCGGTTGTCCTCCCCGACGGCAAGAAGATCGCCATCGATCTTCTGTCGGCCGCCCTCGACGGCGTGCTCGTCACCTCCGCGACCCCGGAGGGTGCGGCGCTCAACGCTGCCCTGCCGGTGGTGCGGGTGCTGCGGATCGGCGGCCTCGCCGACCAGCGGGGCTGGGCAGACCCGGCGAGCAGGGACAACCCCCGCTTCAGCGTCGACTGCTACGACACCGACGACGCCAAGGCCATGCAGCTCGCCCTGCGCGTCCTGGCCGCCTGGGAGCTCCTGCCCAACCAGGCCACCGCCGACGGCGAGGTGGGCGGGATCAGCCAGGAGACCGGCCCGCAGGACCGGCCCGAAGACCTCAACTCCGATGCGGTCCGCGTCGGAATGATTCTGGGGATGAGCGTGCGCCCACCCCGTGTGACCAGCTAGGAGGCCCACCGTGGGCGACGCAGCGGAAATCATCGTTGGTACCGCCGGCAAGGCGTACCGGGCCGAGGTCGGGGCGACGTTCCCGACCGGGCCGGAGGAAGCGTGGGGCTCCGACTTCGAGGACATGGGGTTCATCACCCCGGACGGCCTGGAGGAGGCGCTCGAGGAGGAGCGCACGCAGCTGGACGCGTGGGGCGAGGATGCACCGGTCGTCGACCTGGCACGTAAGAGGACGCAGACGTTCAAGCTGGTGTTCCGGCAGACGAACGCCTACAACCTCAGCCTGTACTACCAGGTCAAGTTGGCTTCGATGACGTCGACGGCGGCGGTGACCACGCCGACGCCGAAGAAGCAGTTCATCTCCTTCGGCTCCGGTTCGGTCGCGGACACGGTGGAGATCGCCCTCGGCCTCGACGTGATCATGTCGGGGAAGCGGCACCGCATCATGATCGCCCGCACCGGCGTGTCCGACCGCGAGGCCATCAAGCACTCCGCCGAAGAGAGCAGCAACTTCGGCCTCACCTTCACCGCGCTCGCCGCCCCAGGCGGAGCCCAGTCGGTACAGCACTTCATCACCGACGTCACCCTCCCCACCCCGTAACCCCCGAACTGGTGGTCCGTCGCGCTCAATCCCTTGGGCGGGGGCGGCACGACGGGCCACCTGACATGCCCCCGCCCCGCCCTCGCCCGAGAAGGAACCCGCCGTGTCCAAGCCCAACCGCAAGGTCATCCGCCTTCAGGAGATGCGCGCCCAGCGCCAGGCCGCAGCCAAGGTCCAGTTCGTCGACATTTATTTCGCCAACGAGCAGGGCGTCGACGAGGTCTGCACCCTCCCCACCCAGGACGACTGGCCCGTCGAGGTCATCGAGGAAGTCCAGGAGAAGGGCGGCGACGCCAACATCGGCCTCCTGCGCGAACTGGCCCGCCCACCTGAGTCGTTCGACCGGCTCGTCAAGGTCGGCAAGCTCACCGTCGGCGAACTCAAGGAGATCGTCGATGGCCTCTCCGACGAGGCGGGCACCACGGAGGGGGAAGGCTCTGGCTCCTCGAACTCCTCCGCGAGCACTCAGGAGCCGTCCGCGCCGACCTCCAGCGCTACTACCCAGGCCGTCGCCTAGAGGAGTTCTGGGCCATGTCGTGGGGTGAAGGCTCGATGAACTGGGCTGAACTCCGCGACCTGGTCCGGGCGCTGCCGGAGGACTCCGCCACCAAGGCGGCAGCGGGCGGCGACATCGAGGGGCGCCGCTGGACATCCAGCACCTATCTCCTTGCTGCGAACTACAACGCCCTGCTGATGGCAGTCCGCATCCTGTGGACCGCCCACCTCAAAGGACGGCCACCAGAGATGGATCCTGTGCAGCCGCCACAGCTGGAGGCGCACGAGGCCGACGACGCAGCCCAGGCGGAGGCACGGCAGCGCGCCGAGCACTACCTCGACTCGTTCTCGCCGACCCCGGAACGGCAGGACGACGAGACGGAGATCGACGAGTGGCGGGCGCGGCTCGCCGAACTCGAAGCAGCAGCACGCGGATAACGGGAGGGAGGCGGCATGGCCGAGGCGACAGTCGTCGGACGCACCCGGGTTTCACTGACTCCGGACACGTCCAGGTTCGGCGACCTGCTCAAGATCGAGCTGCCCAAGGCCATCCGCCAGCCCGCCGTTCTCGCCGGAGATCTGGCCGGGCAGATCATCATCGGCAAGGTTGAGTCTGCGGTCCGCAAGTTGAAGCCGGTCATCAAGGTCGGCCTCGATCTTGACACCGTCACGACGAAGAAGAAGCTCGATCAGCTCACCGCAGCCCGCACGATAAAGATCGACTTCGATGTTGATGACGAGGACACGAAGAAGTCGATCGACAAGCTCACCAAGGCGCGGACGATCGACATCGGCTTCGATGTCGATGACGGCCCGGCGAAGAAGGCCATCGACAAGCTGACAGCCGCCCGCACGATCGATATCAAGGTCGACCTCGACACCAGCGCAGCCGAATTCGCCCTGAAGAAGATCACGCGGGACAGCTCGGCCACAGTGGCGATCAAGCCCGTCTTCGACGACACGGCTGCAAAGAAGGTCGAGACCGCCCTCGACAAGCTGTGCAAGGACCGCGTCGTCAACATCCGCGCCAGCGTGGACACCCGGGTCGCCGCGAACGAGATCCGGAACCTGATCCAACGACGAACAGTGCGCATCGGCGCGGACGTCGACACCCGCGTCGCCGCCGCTGACCTGGCCAACCTCACCCGTCGCCGGCAGGTGACGGTGCAGGCCAACGCCGACACGACCGCCGCGACGGCAGCGCTGCGCTTCCTCACCCGTGACCGCACCGTCGACGTGCGAGTGCGCTCCATCGGCCTGGCCGCACTCACCGCGGGCCTCAACGGGCTCGGCGGCAGCGGGGGAGGAGGAGCCGGCGTCGGCCTGCTCTCCAGCCGGATCGCCGTCCTTGCGGGCGCGGCGATCTCCGCACTGCCGACGCTCGCCTCCCTCGGCTCCGCGATAGCGCAACTCGGGCCGCTCGCCGCCACCGCCGCACCCGCCTTGGCGACCTTGGTCGGCGGGTTCGCCGCCATCAAGATCGGCACCTCCGGGATTGGCGACGCCATCAAGGCCGCCTTCCAGCCCGTCGCCTCCGAAGCCACCAAAGCCGCCTCCTCCACCCGGCAGGTCGAGAACGCCCAACGCTCCCTCACCCGGGCGCAGCGCTCCCTCCAGGACGCCCAAATCCAGGCCGCAGACCGGGTACGGCAGGCGCAGCAGCACGTCGCCGAAGCCGAACGAGGCCTCACCGCCGCCCAACGCGACGCCCGGCAAGCCCAGCAGGACCTGACCGCGGCCAGGCGGCAAGCGGTACGCGACCTCGAGGACATGAACAACCGCCTCAAGGACGGCCGCCTGTCCGAGGAAGAGGCCACCCTCGCCGTCCAGCAGGCCGAACTCGACCTGCAGCAGACCCGCTCCGACCCGACCGCCACCCAGCTGCAGATCCAGCAGTCCGAACTGGCCCGCGACCGCGCCGTACAGTCCCTGGAAGAGCAGCGCACCGAACTGGGCCGCCTCACCAAGGACACGGCCGCAGCGAACAAAGCAGGCGTGAACGGCTCCCAAGCTGTCGTCCAGGCACGCCAGCAAGTCGCCCGCGCCGACGAGCAGGTCGCCGACCAGCAGCGGGCCGTCGCCGCCGCCCAGGCCGATGTGGCGAAGTCGCAGGCGGAGGGGCAGCGGCAGGTCGCTGACGCCCAGCAGGCCGTAGCCGACGCGGCCCGGCAACTTGCCGACGCCCAGCAGACCGCGGCGGCACAGACGTCGAAGCTCGACACCGCCCTAGCCAAGCTGTCCCCGAACGCACGGGCCTTCGTCGCCATCCTGCAGGACATGGCGCCGGCCTGGCGGGACATGAAACTCGACGTCCAGGACCGCCTTTTCGCGGGCGTGGGAACCCGCCTGCAGCAGGTCGGCGGGCAGATCCTGCCGACCGTCCGCCGCGGCCTGGTCGGGGCTGCCGGCGAGCTGAACACGATGGCGCAGAACGCCCTGGCTGCGGTGTCGAACCTGCAGAAGGCGGGAACGCTCGGCAAGCTGTTCGACGGGGTGCGCTCCAGCCTGGGCAACCTGTCCGCCATCCCCGGCCAGTTGGTGACGGGCTTCGCGCAGTTGTCGGTGGCCGCTCAGCCCGCTTTCGACCGGATCACGTCGGGTGCGGCCTCGGTGGTGGACCGGGTGATGGCGAAGCTCGCCCAGGGGTTCAAGGACGGCAGCCTCACCGACGCCATCAACACCGCGCTGGATGTGGCCCTGCAGTTCGGGAAGGTTCTCGGCGACATCGGCGGCATCATCGCCGGGATTTTCAAAGCTGCGAGCGCTGCGGGTGGAGACTTCTTCGGCGTCATCGGTGCCGCCCTGGCTGAGATCCGGCGCATCATCGAACTCCCCCAAGTCCAGGCCGCACTGACGTCGATCTTCACGGCGATCAACGCGATCGCGAAGCTGCTGGCTGGGACGCTGGGTGCGGTCATCCAGGCGGCGTTGCCGTTGCTGGCGGCACTGGCCCCGGTGATTCAGCAGCTCGCCGACAGGTTCGGGCCTGTGCTCGCCGAGCTGGCTGGCGAGCTGGGCCGGGCGCTGATGCCGGTGGTCGAGGCGCTGCTGCCGATCCTTCAGGACGCGGGCGGCCTGCTGATCGGCCTGGTCCAGAACCTCATGCCGCTGCTTGCGCCGCTCGGCACCCTGATCGCTGCGATCCTGAAGGCCGTTGGCCCGTTCCTGGGCGTACTGAGCGACACCCTCATCAAGATCGTTGGCGCGGCTGTGACCGCACTCCAGCCCGTGATCACGGCGCTCCTGCCCGCCGCCGCCCTCATCGGCGAGAACCTCGCCGCACTGGCCCCCATCATTCCGACGCTCGTCGACGCCCTCCTGCCGCTCGTGCCGCCCCTGACCGAACTCAACATTTCGCTCCTGACCCTCGCCCTGCAGGTCATCACCCCCCTCATGCCGCTGATCACCCAGCTCGCAACCATGCTCGCGACCGTCCTTGCGGGCGCGATCACCATCCTCGTGCCGGTCATCACCATCGCCATCGGCCACTTCCAGGCCTTCGTGGACATGGTCACGGAAGCCGTGAAGTGGGTGGTGGACAGGTTCAAGTGGCTGTACGACATCCTCCTCGGGCACTCGATCATCCCGGACATTGTCAACGGTGCCATCGGCTGGTTCGGCCGCATGTTCACCGGCCTCATCAAGACCGCCACATCGATCAAGGATGGCGTCACCGACCGCTTCAACAAGCTCAAGGGCGGCACCACCAGAATCTGGGGCAGCCTCTGGGATCAGGTCAACGCCACCGCCTCCAGCGCCTGGAGGAGCATCCGCCGCGGCTGGGGCACCTTCGCCGACTCCCTCACCAGCGCATTCCGCACCACCGTCAAGGGCCTCGGGAAGATCTGGGGCGGCCTGTCCGACTACGTCAAGACGCCCATCAAGTTCTGGATTGAGACGGTTTATAACAAGGGCGTCACCAAAGTCTGGAACGCCACCGCTTCAAAGATCCCCGGCGTGCCCGACCTGCCGAAAATCCCCCTCCCCAAGGGTTTCGCCCGCGGCGGCATCCTGCCCGGCTGGTCCCGCTACAGCGACGGCGACGACCAACTCGTCCCCATGCGGCGCGGCGAAGGCGTCTACGTCTCCGAAGTCATGCAGGACCCGTATGAGCGGGCCCGCCTTTACGCGCTGAACGCGGCAGCAATCCGCGGCCAGCACCCCGCCATGGCCCGCGCCCAGATGGGCTTCGCCGGCGGCGGCATCTTCGGCGACATCGGCTCCGCCATCGGCAGCGCCGGATCGTCCATCGCGGACGGCGTCGGCAGCGTCCTCAAGAAGGGGTCGGACGCGGTCCGCGGCACGCTCGGCGACCTCGCGGCGAAGGCGTTCAAGCCGGTCAAGAAGGGCATCACCAAGGCCCTCGGATCGAACATCAACACCTACCCGGGGATGATCGGCGCCGCGCCGCTCAACTTCATCGACAAAGCCATCGACTACATCCGCGGCAAGGACATCGCACCCTCCTCAGGCCAGTGGATCAAGCCGGTCAATGCGCCCTACGGCACCAGGTTCGGCGTCAAGGGCAGCATGTGGTCATCCGGCCGCCACACCGGTCTCGACTTCCCCGCCAAGACGGGCACGAAGGTCGTCGCCGTCGACAACGGCACCGTCGCCAAGGTGCAGAGCGGCGGCCCCTACGGCAAACACGTCACCGTCAGCCACGGCGGCGGCCTCGCCTCCCTGTACGCACACATGTCCTCGATGGTCGCCAAGGCCGGGCAGGGCATCACCCAGGGCGCCCGCATCGGCTCCGTCGGCGCCACCGGCAACGTCACCGGCCCCCACCTCCACCTCGAAGCCCGCATCAACGGCCGCTCCGTCGACCCGATGCCGTACCTCACCGGCGGCGGCACCGGGGACGGCGGCTCCGGTGTGCAGCGCTGGCGGGGCGTCGTCCAGCAGGCCCTCGGCCAAGTCCACCAATCCCTCAGCCTCGCCAACACGACACTGCGCCGCATGAACCAGGAGTCCGGCGGTAACCCCACGGCCGTCAACCGGTCGGACTCCAACTGGAAAGCCGGACACCCCAGCGTCGGGTTGATGCAGGTCATCGAGGGAACATTCCGCGCCTACGCCGGGAAGTACAAGAACACCGGGCCCAAGCTGTACGGCGTCTCCACGAACCCGATCGCCAACATCTACGCCAGCATGAAGTACGCGCTGGCCCGCTACGGCTCCCTGTCGAAGGCCTACAACCGGCCCGGCGGCTACGCGGGCGGCGGCATCCACGGCATGCGCGTCCACCGCGGCCTCTCCCGCGGCTACGCCTCAGGCGGCATCATCCGGGTCGGCGGCAAGAACATCGACACCGGGCCCCTCGCCGCATCCGTCGGCGGGGACTTCCTCAAGCAGCTCACCGGCACCGCCGCCGCGATCAGCTCGGCGATGACCAAGGTCGCCACCGCGATCAAGAACGCGTTCAAGGGCGTCAAGTCGACCCTCGACAACCGGCTGCTCGCTCAGATCGGCAAGCAGTCCGCCCAGTTGCAGGCCCTGGCGAAGGCGCGCGACACGATCGCCGCGAAGATCACGCAGGCCAATCAGCTCGCCGCAGACGCCACCGGGCAGGCCATCAACTTCACCGCACTGACGGCGCTGCCCAACGCCGGTATCACCACGGACGCGACCGGCATCCTGTCCGGCCTGAACGTTCGACTCGGGCAGTTGAAGGCCTTCGGGAAGAACCTGCAGATCCTCGGCGAGCGCGGCCTGTCCAAGACCCTCCTGCAGCAGATCATCTCTGCCGGGCCGGACGGAGGCGCCGCCTACGCGCAGGCCCTGGTGGATGCGACACCGTCCCAACTGAAGTCCATCAACGCCACCCAGGACGCCATCAACGCGGCCACTGGGCAGTTCGGCAAGAACGCCGCCGACGCCATGTACGACGCCGGCGCCAACAGCGGCAAGGGCTACCTGACCGGCCTCGCCTCCACGCAGAAGCTGATCGAGGCGCAGATGGCGAAGCTCGCGAAGGCCGTCCAGAAGACCATCAAGGTCGAACTGAGGATCAAGTCGCCTTCGCAGATCCTCCGCAGCCTCGGCCGGTTCACCGGGCTCGGCTTCGCCCGCGGAGTCCAGGACACCGTCCCCGACGCGTCGGCCGCCGCCCTGCGCATGGCCAACACGGTGCGCTCCACCGCCTCCGCCACCGCCGCCCGCATTCAAAGCAGCCAGACCATCCGCAACGGCGGCGACCGCAACCTGAACTACCACGCCCTCGTGCGCGAGGTCGCTTCACGCAAGAGCGTCCTCGACGCACTCGCCATGGACGACATGCTCAACCGGACCGTAGTGGTGGGAGGCTGACATGCCGATCCTCGTCCCCTCCGTCTATGTCCCACCCGAGCAGCCGCCCGGCGTTCCGTGGCCGACGCTCATCAACCAGATGCCGGCCGTCAGCTTCACGGATCCGCGTGGGGTGACGACGTATCTGTCGGACTGGGAGAACGGCTGGCTCCTGCAGCCGGGCGCGAAGGGCCTCGACATGCCCGGCTACGCCTTCTCCACAGACGAGTCGCCGGGTGTCGACGGCTACGAGCTGCGAGACGTCCGCGCCCAGGGCAAGGAGATCATCCTTCCGATCGCGTTCTGGGCCAACGACAGCCGGGCCGCCTACAAGGCGCGCCGCCGCGCCTTCATCAACAGTCTCAACCCCAAACGCGGTGTCGGCGCCATGACGTTGACAGAACCCGACGGCGCCACCCGCACCATCGGCGCCTACTACACGGGTGGCCTCGAAGGCGACGAGAGCCTGGATGCGGCCGGGGAGCGGTGGTGCATCAACGCCATCACCTTCGGCTGCCCCTCCCCGTACTGGATCGGCTCGGAAGTCACCCACACGTGGAAAGCGAGCAGCAGTGCCACCTTCTTCCCGATCCTTCCTCTCGCCGTCGGCGCCTCTCAGGTACTCGGCGAGGTCACCGTGAACAATCCGGGCGACGACGTCGCCTACCCGGTGTGGACGATCGAAGGCCCGGCTACCGAGATCACTCTCACCAACACGGTCATCGACCCGATCAGCGGCGAGGAGACCGTCGAAGAGCTGGTGGTCACCCGCACCATCACGGGTGCGGACACCATCGTCATCGACACCCGCGAGCGCAGGCAGAGCGCCCTCCTCAACGGGACGACGAACCTGTGGCCGGACCTCTCGGACGCCTCCACGATGTGGCCCCTGCAGGAGGGCGACAACCTTCTCAACCTCGTCGTCGATGGCTCCACTTCCGCGACGTCAGTGTCCATGACCTACCAGCCCCGCTACCTGGCGTCGTAGGAGGCTGGCCATGGATTCCACCGCGCTTCGCGTCTACGTCCGTGACAGCACGCTGCAGCGGATTGGGCAGGTCACCGATCACACCGACCTCACCGTCGTGCCCCGCTTCAACGCGATCGGTGCCATGACCCTGACCGTGTCCGCCGACTCTCCCAGCGCACCGCTGCTGGTGGAGGGCAACGGCCTCATCGTGAAGACGCCGTCGGGGGAGACGGTACTGTCCGGCCCGATCCGCACCCCGGACTGGTCCCGATCCGACTCCGACGCAGGAGCAGGCAAGCTCACCGTCGGGGCCATCAGCGACGACGAGATCCTCTCCCGCTACACCTGCTGGCCTTCTCCGACCGCGGCGATCGGCTCACAGACCGCCTCCGTCTACAAGATCGATGTGGCGGCCGTCGAAACCGGCATGCGCAACCTCGTCAACCTAAATGCCGGACCCGGCGCCCTGGCCTCCCGGAAGAATCCGCTCCTCACGCTCGCCGCGAACGGATTCCACGGGCCCGCCCTGGTGCGCGAGGTCAACCAATTCGACAACCTGCTCGTGGCCCTGCAGGACATCGCCGCCGCGGCCGGGCTCGGCTTCCGCGTCCGCCAAGTCGGCAGCTCCCTCCAGTTCCAGGTGTTCCAGCCCGCCGACCTGTCCGGCACGGCCCGATTCAGCTTCGGCCTCGGCAACCTCACCGACGCCAGCTACTCGACGACTCCGCCCACCTGTACCAGGGCAGTGGTCGTCGCGGGCGGCGGCAGCTCCCCACGCGTGTGCAAGACCTACGACCGCGCCGACCCCCTGTTCCCGGGGCTGGTCATCGAGCAGTTCGTCGACCAGACCAGCGTGGACACCGCCAGCGTCGACCTCGCCGCGCAGATGGACCAGGCCGGCGAGGAAGCCCTCGCCAACGGGGCCGGCCAAGGCTCGCTGTCAATCTCCCCGATCGACTTGCCGATGCTGCGCTACGGCCGCGATTACAACGTCGGGGACACCGTCGCCGCTCAACTCCGCGGCGGGGCCTGGTACACGGACGTCGTCCGCGAAGTGGCCCTTACCAGCTCCGCCAGCGGCTCCAGCACCAAGGCCACCGTCGGCGGGGACTCCAGCGGTTCCGGCGCCCTCGCCCGCATCTACTCGTACATCGCCCAGGTCAAGAAGGACGTCGGGCGCCTCAAGACAAGGAAGGCCGCCTGATGGCCGAGTTCAGTGCGCCGTTCGACGGCTCCCCGATCGCCACCGAATCGCAGTGGTCCAACATGTCCCGTCAGTGGGGCCTGGACGGCGTCATCGCCCTCGACGCAAGCTGGACGACCCTCAAGGTCACCGGGTCCGGAACGACGACCGTTGGGGTCGCCCCGGGCAACGCGTTCGTCAACGGCTACTACTACGACCTGAATGCCGTCAAGAACCTCACCGTCCCCGCGAACGCGGGCGGCACGGCCCGCGTCGACCTGGTCGTGCTGCGCGCCGACCCGGCCGCAAACAAAGTGTCCGCCGAGTACAAGACGGGCGGCACCACGGCCCCGGCACTCACCCAGGTCGATGGTGCTATTTGGGAGATCCCCCTCGCCCAGTGCACGGTGGCGGCCGGAGCGTCCGTGGTCACCGCCGCCAACGTCGTCGACAAGCGCTACCTCACCAGCCGCGGCGTCGTCCCGAGCATCGCCGGAGGGCGGCGTCCCAGCATCAAGAACCAGCTCCTCGTCGAGGACGGCAAGCTGTACGTCGGCGACGGCGCGGCATGGCGGTGGATTGCCACCCCGGGCATCGACGACTCCACATACACGCCGACCTGGTACGCCGGCACCGACACATCCGCCAGCGTTATCAACTGGGGATCCGGTTCTGGCAACACCGGCCGCTATCAGGCCCGCGGAAGCCGCGTCGACCTCACGATCCAGCTGACGCCAACCGGCAACCCGGGCGCCTACGAGGACCCGATCGCGGTGTCGCTGCCGCCGGGACTGCCCGCAACGCTCGCCCACCGCAGCCTGTTCACCTGGGCCTACACCTCCGCCAACGGCGAGGGATCGGCCGTGGGCGTCGGCATGATCTTCCCAACCGAGAACCAGGGCCGCATCTCCCGGCTGCGCTTCCCCACATCCAACGGCAACAGCGTCAGCTCCACGGTCAACAGCCTCAACCTGCTGACCAACCAGCCGTTCAACATCCGCACCGGCGACACCCTCACTGTCGACGGCTCCTACTGGCTGTAGCGCCCCCAGAGAAGAGGAACACCATGCGACACCCGTTCGGGGGTAGCCCGGCCGACTACGCCATGGAGCGCGTCGGCAATCAGCTCCTCGTCCGCCCCGGGGCGGACGGCACCGTCTGGGATGCCCTCACCGGCGGCACCCAGCTAACTGACCTCACCACCCTGACCGGCGCGCCTATCACCACGGTCACCGCGGATGCGGACGGCGCCGTCAGCTTCATGGGGCCCGACGGTGTCAGCGCCTGCTACGTCGACTTCGGCTACACCACCCGCTTCGCCCTGACCGCCCGCGACGTCGGCGAGCAGCTCGACGACTTCATAGCCCAGGGCGGCGAGCCGGGAGGCTGGGCGCAGCTCGACGGCTCCGGCAGCATCGACAGCAGCCAGATCCCCGCGCAGCTCGACTGGATCGTCGTCCGCTCCTACGGGGCGCTCGGTGACGGCGCCCACGACGACACCACGGCCATTCAGAACGCCATCAACGCCTGCCCGCCCGGTGGCGTCGTCTACTTCCCACGCGGCGTCTACAAGACGACCGCCACCCTCGACCTCGGCAACGGCGTCACCCTGATCGGCTCCCACGCCAACCTCATGGTCGGACCCGGTATGACCGGCGCCGAGTACCAGAGCTTCATCCAGCCCGCCACGCCGTTCACCGGCACCTCGGTCATCCAGATCATCGGCGACGCCACCGTGTCCGGACACCCGGACATCTCCGGCGAGCAGCGCCTCACCAACCTGATGCTGGACGGCTCCCAGCTCACCGGCACCTCCATCGACGGCCTGTACGCCAAGGGCAACGTGCAGAACGTCGTCCTCGACAACGTCACCATCCGGCAGATGCCCAACAACGGCATCGTCACCGCCGACCGCACCGACGGCAAATGCCCCTTCTCATGGCGCCTCCACCACGTCATGATCGACAACTGTCACGCCAACGGCATCCTGTTCACCGGCAACACCGACGTCACCCTCGACGACGTACAGGTCATCGGCTGCTGGGCGCAGGGCATCGTCCTCACCAACTGCACCAACGCCCAACTCCAGGCCTGCCGCACCGAGTGGAACGGCTCCCACGGCTACCGCATCACGGGCAACTGGGGCGACTGGGCCGGCTCCGGCGGCATGCAGATGACGGGCTGCTCCACCGACCGCAACGGCCAACACGGCGTCCTCATCGACGCCACAGGCCAGACTCCCCTCGTCATCACCGGCCTGATGACCCGCCGCGACGGACGCAACGGGGGCGCGGGCGGGGGAGGCTTCGCAGGTCTCGGGGTCGCCGCAGCGACCATCCCCATTCTGGTCACCAACATGACCTGCTACCCCGGAGTCGACGACAACGGCACCCAGACGAACTCCCCCCAGTACGGCGTGAGCGTCACCGGATCCAGCGGATACGTCCAGCTGGACGCGGCAATCCTGCACGCCGCGATCGCAGGGCTCAACGATGACGGCACCTCCACCGTGATCCTGGGGGACAACATCACCTACGCCACCGGCGCCACGACGGCCCCCGTGCGTGCCCCGCAGCCCGGCGCCGCACCGACGTACAACGACCTCAAGTACGCCATCGAGCTGTCCGGCAGCAGCGGCAGCAACGTGGCCCTCGGCGTGAAGACCTACCTCAACGGCCAGCCCTTCACCTTCGGCACGTGGGTGGATTTCTACGGCAACGCCCTCACCGATGACGGAGCCGTGTGGTCCTACGGCTACTCCAGCGGCAACGACAAGGGCTACTCGGCCCGCGTGGACGGGACGACCAAGCGGTTGGCGTTCTTCTGGGGCGCCACGCAGGTCACCGCCGTCAACACCTTCTGCTACGGCAAGATGTGGCTGGTCCTGGCCTACGACGGCGCGACCACCCTGAAGGTCTACAAGAACAACGTCCTCATGGACACCCTGGCCATCACCGCACGCACGGCCGATGCGACGGTCGGCAGCTACCTCGGCACCCGCGACGGCACCGCCCGCAACCTGTCCGGGGCGCTGGACGAGGCGTTCCTGTACAACCGCGTCCTGACGGCATCGGAACTGACGGCGATCTTCCAGACCGCCACGTTCCCGGCGAGCGGGAATCTGTTCCGCTACCACTTCGACGAGCGCACCGGAACGACGGCCACGGACAGCTCCGGCAGCGGCAACAACGGCACGATCAACTCGGGCACCTACCGGGTGAGCGAGTTCGGTAATCCCCAGCGTGAGCCGTCTGCTCCGACGACGTGGCAGGCATCGCTGGCGAACGCGGATCTGACCCGGACGTGCGCCCTGTTCATCGGGTCCAGCACCACGCAGGGCTCCCTCTCGTCCACTCTGGACAACAGGTACACGGACGTGTTCGGTCAGCTCCTCCACAAGAGCTTCAACAGCTCGTCGGTGACCGGAGGCAAGCACATCCGCGCCGGCGACAGCGGGTGGAGCACCACGGGAACGGCGTCGCTGAACGGGGACGGCCTGGGCCTGGCTTCCTACGCCCTGTCCGCCGGAGCAACACTGTCCCGCACCATGACGAACTCCACGGGATTCGACCTGCACTTCGTCCAGGGGCCGGGCCAGGGCGCCTTCTCATACCAGGTGGACGGCGGCAGCGCGGTCGTGGTCACCCCCAACACGACCGGAACGGCGAACCGCCACGACGGAAACGTCACCGTCACCGGCCTGACCCTGGGAAGCCACACCCTCCAGATCAACGCCACCAACGCGTGCATCATCAACGGCGTGTACGTCCACAACGGCGACGCCACGTCCGGGGTGCGGATCTACAACTCAGGCAAGGGCAGCACGGCATCCGCCGACTTCATCACCACCAACGCGAACACCATCTGGCAGCGCGCCGCCGCCATCGGGAACGTCAACCTCGTCGCCCTGATGCTGAGCAGCAACGACTTCAGCGCCAGCGTCAACCCGAGCACGTTCAAAACGAATCTCGCGACGATCATCCACAACACGTGGAACAACCTGGGATACCGGCCGGACATCGTGCTGATCAACAGCTACCGGCGGTACGACCAGGTGGGCTACGGCACCACCTACCTGTACGGCCAGTACGCGGACAAGATGCAGGAGCTGGCCGACGAGCTGGACCGCGTCCAGTACGTAGACCTGGCTGGGCTCTTCCCCCTCATGAACGACAGCATCCATGACCCGCTCGACCTGATGAACGCGGACAGCATCCACATGAACGACGCTGGTCATCGCTACATGGCCCGGCTCCTCATGCGCAGCCTGGCGCCGTCCATTGCGTAAGACCCGGCCCGCCCGGAGGCGGCGGCACTGCCGGCCGACAACGGGCCGGGGCCTGACGTGTCATCACCTATCGGCGTAAGGAGAGCATGATGCCGCTACTCACCGAGGCGTCAGCCGTGGGGGCGATCACCGGGATCGTCCCTGCGGCGCCGGGCTGGCGGGTGGAGGTGTCCGCGCCTCCGGACAGTGACGTCAGCGGCGTGGCCGTCCCATCGGACGTCGTGGCGTGGGCGCTGGTAGGAGACGAGGCGGAACTTGGCGGGGCGCGGGTGGATCCGGTGTTCCTGGCGGACGGCCGCGCCTTCACTCCGGACCAGTTCCGGGCCGCCTACGGGCAGCAGCTCACCGTTCGCGTAGCGCCGGTGCGTTGATCCACGCGGCGGGTTGCAGCGTGAGGCACCCAACAAGGTCCCGGTCCCACCAATACGCCTTGCCGAACAGGTAGGTGACGCGCTGGGGTTCGGTCGCCCAGTCGCTAGTGAGGGCGAAGTCGCTCGGGCTGCTGCGGAGGGCACGCAGAGCGGCTTTCCGCATATTCTCGGCAATGTGGCTCATGGCAGCGTTAAGAGCGTCGGCTTCGGTCACGGCCGTCCCGTCTTCCAGATGGCGACGAGGAAGCAGCACCACGCGCTGAAGGCGAGCAGGGCGACTTGCGGGCGAGGGTCGTTGAAAAAGACGACCATCCAGGCGGCGCCTATAGCCATGGCGAGCTGGAAGCCGAGGCGCCGCGCGCGGCCGGTCACGGTGCCGGATCCTTTTCCGGCTGGCCCGGCTCGCCCCTGTAGGCGGCGAGAGCCTCACGGACATCGTCCTCGCCCGAGTCGCAGGAGTCCCACCATTCGACCGCCTTCCACACCTTGGCCAGCCGATTCCGGCGGACTTCGGCACGAACACTCCACTGATTGAGGAGTATGAGGAGTTCTTCGGTTTCCTTCGCGGCGTCTTCTGCGTAGCCGAGCCCGGCGAGCCGGTCGGCCATCTCTCTCAGGCTGCCGCGACTACTGAGTAGGTCGTCGAGGTCGAAGGCGTGGCACAGGTAGTTGTACGAGCCGCCGCTCATGACGCATCCAGCACGGCCATGGTCTGCTCCCAGGATTCGAAGCGCAGTCCCCGGTCGTCGATGTAGACGGTGGCGGGCAGCTTGCGGTTGGTGACGAGGACCCGACCCCGGTCGTTCCAGAACTCGTGCGGGCGGGCGCCTTCCATCTCCCAGGTGGCCGTGATCCCAAGCTTCTCGACGATCCACAGGGCGACGGCTTGCGGGTCGCGGCTGGTATGGATGAACACGGCGTCCCGCTTCATCAGCTCGTTGAGGCCGTCGAGCGCGCCCGGCATGGGGGCGTCGTAGATGGTGCCGTTCTGCCAGCCCTTGCTGTAGGCGTGGATCACTCCGTCGAAGTCGACTGCGATCGTCAAGGCCTTCTCCTACTGGTCGTCGTCTCGGGCGTTGGTGTAGCCGCTGTTCTCGATGTGGAGGGCGGCGGTGAGCATGCCGATCAAGGTGATCCAGTCGAGGGATTCGCTGACGGCTTTGACGAGGCTGGCCGTACCGTCCGGTTTCACGACTTTCAGGAGGACGTGGGCGTCGGTGACCATGTCGCCTTCGTCGAGGTCAACGGTGACGCCGAGCGTGTCGAGGAGCTGCCCGATTTTTTGATCAGCCACGGATGACCTCCACGTCCTGCTCGTCTACTGGTTCGAGTCCGTAGGCTTCGGCGAGGGCGAGGATGGTGGCGCAGTTCCCGCGTCCTTCGGGGACGCCGTCCCAGTCGTGGCAGGTCTCGCAACCGAACCCGGCCGACTTTGGGCCGTAGGCGGGGTTGATGACGCGGGTCGTGTACGGGTGCGCGGCAAGG